AGTAAGGTTGTATCCATATTAGTTATTCAATAATTTAATGTTATTTGAGAAACTATAAGTCAATTCCATATTGACCATAGATTTGTTTCCTTTTGTTTTTCTAACGAACTCCGCTCCAACAATATTGATTGGGAATAATGTGCCATCAGTTTGGATTAGATATGCGTCATTTGTTGTGTATAACTCTTCCAACCAAACCATCATAGGTTGAGATATGAATCCTGAATTGATTACAGCTGTCTCTACTATGTCTGTATTGAAATCAGTTGTTCCTCTAGCATAGTTTGTTTTGATTGGATTTGATGAACCCCAAGCCACATTCCACTGACCATAAGTTTGTCTTTCAATTGATAAACCTTCAGCTCTAGCTCTCTCAAAGAAGAAGTAATCGTAAACTCCGTATCTATTCTTAAACATTATTTGTTCATTACCGAATGGATTACAAACAGGGACAACGTTGAATTGGAACATCTCTGACACTGCTGAATAAGTCACACAAGGTGCTGTTCCTCCTGATGGGATAAATCTTGTTGGTTGAACTGATGGTTGTAATTGTGTTGGTTTGTTCGGGTCAATAGCACATGGGTAATCAGCAACACATTCATTACAATTGATGTAATAAGGTGCTGTAACATAATTTCCACCTGAACCATCTCCACCCAAAGCATAGATTTGGAAACATTGGTTAGCAATTTCTATTGTATTTCCAATGGTTAGATTTGATGCCACAACAACTTGATAAACAAGTTGACCAGTGCAACAATCCTTAATGAAAACATTTTGAGTTGGTGCTGAACTTGGGGTTGGTGAGGGGGTCGGCGTAACTGAAGGTGTTGAACATACCGAACCACAAACTTTAGCATTCCAGTTTGCCACATCAGCAAATGGGATACCTTGAGTAATTGTATCACAATAACAACAACCAGTAATTGTGTATGTGCCAAGTGAAGTTGCCTGTTCGTATTGGGTATTACCATTACAATCAGTATACTTTAACCAACCTGTATCTGTAATGTTAAGTGTTGTGCCACTTGTGCATGGACCAAGTGATGTTGAACTTGGAGTAATACTCGGAGTTGGCGTTACCGTAACCGATGGTCCACCACAACTACCCAAATTGGTTATTGTAAGACCTGGTTGTGAATTAACAACACAAGCACATTGATAAATTGTTTCATAAGGTCCAAGATATAGATTTGAGCCAATACCAAAACAATCTGTATAGAATACCAAAATTGTATAACCAACGGTTGAGGTTAGTTCATAATTGCTACAAGAACAGAATGGTGTTGAACTTGGCGTTTGAGTCATCGTAACACTCGGAGTGGGGGTTGGCGTCAATCCAAACGTTGGAGTGACACTTGGTGTAACGCTAGGTGTTGGAGGAATTGTTGCCGCTTTACCAAATAACTGAACTGTGTAGTAATGAGTATCAGCTGGAAATTGATAAATGTTTTGTGGTCCAACACCGATGTTTAAGATGTTATAATCTGACCCACCGGTAAATGTGTTATTCACATAGTCCTGTGTGCAGGTTGTTGCTGGTCCACCACCATTTGATTGAATATTCGCATACTGGTCTGTTCTGATTAGAAAACCATTTGGGTCATAGTATTTGTATTCAGCATAATATGGTTCAGATTTATAAGGTCCACCCAAATCATAGTTTGTAAATGATAGGGTATAATATTCAGCTAAACTAATATCTCTTATTCTTGGAGAGTTAGTTAGGAATAAACCATTTTCTGTATAAGGGAACGCTGGTTGTGGATTACCTGATAATGTAAATTGACCGGTATTCCATACGGCTTTTGTTGCGTTTCTATTGACACCCATTGTGCCAAGAAATGCTTTATAGGTTGTAGATTGAACTGCTGGCAGACCAACTTGATTACCAACACCAGTAAAACCTGTTAATGGGTCAATGAAAGTATCTGCATATTCTTCACCAACAAGGATAAAATAATCAACAACATCATTACCATAAGGTCTTGAAAATGGTGATGTCTGGTGTGTAAAGATTGGGGTTTGGTCATGATAAGATACAGGATAATTCTGTAGATAAGAATCCAATACTCTTGAGATATCTATAATACCAAGACCATAAGGATTTGGTGTTGCCTTTCCCTCGAATACTTTATAGTTTTCAACATAAACTTCATAAACATATCTGAACTTTGGTTGAGATGTTGTGTTTGCTGAAACTGTAAAATACAACGAATCAGATTTTGATGGTTGGAAGTCAGCAGGATTCTTGATTATTATTGTGCTCATCTTATTGAATTAAATTTACTAAACCTTCATCTACTAACCCTTGAAAATAATTTGCCATTGCTTCTTCACCAAGTTCGGTTAGTTGATTTATTACTTGGTTTTCTGCCTTTGTTAAAAAGTTTCTACCCTTGAAACCTTTTTCTTTTATTGACCTAGCTACAAGGAAGGCTCTTTGTTTAACTGAACCTCTCGTAAATCTACCACTCTTATCACGGAAGAAAACAGGTTTTACTTTAACCCATTCTTCTATTGCTCTTAATGGTGGATATCTAAACGATGGTTTTCTACCTTCATCAATTATTTGCGGTAAAAAATCTGGTTCAATTGTTGGGAAGGAAACTTTTAACATAAACTCCCCTTGTTCAGGTTCAGTTATCCATTCAACACTTAAATCACGAATAAGTGCTCCTGTTGCTACTGAACCCTTTCTATTGAAACCAGTTTTAAGTCCACCATAATATCCTTGTGGTTGATATGGTGTTCTTAATTGTTGCACAATTGCGTTATACAACAATTCTCTCATCTGTTCCATTTCTCTTTCACCCATCGTTAATATTTGTTATTTAAGTAATTGAACATAGCCGTAATTTCAGAGTCAGTTAAAAACTTATCAAAGAAGAATTGTTCCGTATTGAAATCTATACCACCATCATACATTAAAGCAAATACAGGGTCAGAAAAACTTACAGGTGAACTTATCGGTGCTATTGGTCCTACAATTATTGAACCATTCTCCCAAACTTCTAAAATCACTTCAGAGCCTGAATAATAACTTCTAATTGCCACATTTGTCCAATTAGAAAAAGATATATTAGAAAACACACTACTTACTGAATCTTGGAAATTCCAAACTGGACCTGGTGGATATGGATATGAGTTATTATCCTGCATAACAATGAACGGAGGATTTGTAGGGAATCCTGGATTTTCAGCAGCTGTAATTATCTTTCCACCTCTTTGAGAAACTCCATCATCATAAACTCTTCCAAACCATACATAATCAGAAATGGCAGGGAATTCACCACCATTATTTTTCAATTTGCTTGCATTTGTTCTAACATCTCCTGAAACACCCAAATATCCAATTGAATCGTAAGCAGGTCCGCCAGGGTCAGCAGAAAAGACAACAGAGGATATTTTGTCCGTTGCTGTTGCAATATTTCCACTATTGAAAGTTAGGGTTGAAGAATCTGTAAAATCAATCCACCATAATGCTCCCAACGTAAGTGGAGTAACAGGACCGCTTGGACTAGAAGTTGGAGTTAAGCTAGGTGTTTGAGTTATCGTTGGAGTTATTGTGTTAGTCGGAGTGATACTAGGAGTGATGGTATTGGTTGGCGTAATTGAAGGTGTTGGTTGGTTTGGTGTAACACTTGGGGTTGGCGTTGGGAACGGAGTTATAATCCATTGTTCACAAGCATTGATATCTTCCATCACGGTTAGATTTAAGTCAAGTGCCACACCGGCAACATAGTCATTAAATCTTTCCATAAATGGTTGTCCATTTACAGGCAAAGGAGCATCGAAATAATCCTGAAGATTTCCCCTCCAAATTTCAGATAGTAATTGTCTGGCCGCCAATGACATATCACTAACAGCATCTTTTTCATTATCCAAACTTTCATTCAATCTATCAGCGAATATTGCCGATACTTGGTATGTTGTTGTATTTTGGTCATAGGACACAGATAATGGAACGATAAACAAATAAGGGTATGTTACAGTTTGACCTGAAACATTCTTACCAAAATCCACAAGGTTTCCATAACCAAACGAATTTAGACAACAATAATTTTGTTGAAACTCCTGAAGTTTATCTAATACTTTGTGATATGTTAGGTATAGCTCCATGCTTTTTAATTTTTTCTATTTCTCTTCTTTCGGCTTCACGAATGTCTTTGTTATAAGCCAAAGTGTTTAGACATAAATAGAGGGGCAGTTTATCTATATGCGATATTTTTGTTATATCGTTTTGGGCAAGCTCAATTGTCTTCGCAAAATAGAATCTAGCGGTAGCCTCTTTTGCAGCCATTTTGGTAATATTTTCGTCCCCCTCTCCATCAGTCGGTAGATTTTCATCTGTGATTCCAAAGAATTCTTTATATTGCTTATGTATTCGCTGCTGATGCAAAAAAAAAGTTGAGATGAACCAAACCATATTTTCACCGGTATCTTCTTGAACTTCTCTGCTCTTTCTTCAATTGTGTTAGCGTCATATTCCTCAATGATATATTTTGTTCCCTTCATTGTTTTCACAGGTCTGTAAAGGACGGCTAATATCTTGTGTATGTTTTCTGTAATATCTTGTGAGGATAAAAATTCAAGGTCCTGCCAAGCACCCCACGCTAACTTCTTCCAATCATTCTCAAATCCATAAATCACCCCATCATAATCAAAGGTGAATATCATATCCTTTGTAATGTTCTTGGTTAATCTCTCAAATATAAATCCCTCAATGAATTTAACTTGTTCTTTGTTTGCATTTTTAACTTCGCTAATTGGTATATCCAAATAGGTTGCTAATAACTTGGCGGGGTCAGGATTATCCAAGAATAATCTTTGGACTTGTAATCTCTGATATTGTTCTATTGATAACTCATCTGGAATATCATATTCCTTTTTTCCCAATTTTACTTTAATCATAATACTCTGTATCTACCTTGATGTTTATTTAATGTTGATTCTAATACATATCTTATCGCATCTATTGTATGATTGTCAGCATCTACCGCTGAATCTAATATCTTCCCATCTTTGTCTGTCTTCCATTTGTATGAACCGAACTCTCTAATAATATTCACAGACCTTTCTGTGATGAATACTTTATGTCTTTTAATTATATCTATACCAGATAGAATTGATTTCTTTTCTACTGGTTTTGCGTTAAATCTATTTCTTCTTAATTCCTCAATATTTTGAGGTAAAGCGCTATCACACCATATATTGTCCGTCTTTTCAATGGATAATTCGTTCATTTTATAAACAATATCCCCCATCGTTAAATTCTTAACATACATCAATTCATTGAGATAAAGTTCATCACCTTTCTGATAAACCTCAACCAAAGTTGTCGCATCATTAAATCCGAAGTCCATTCCTCGTCCAAGTAATTTTGCATCAGGTGGGATAGTTTGGAGCGTTTGCCATTTGTTAAAAACAAGTGTTGTCGGTATACCTCTCTCTCCCAGAGAGTAGATTCTATAATAGTTTTCGTCTGTGTCTTTGAGCCTTTCGATTTCATCTATAAGTGTTTTTGATAGGAAAGGATTATCTCTCCATGTTGTTTTGTAGTAATAACAATCATCTCTGTTTTCAAGTTCATATACCCAACAATTTATTTCAGAGGGGTTAAGGTCAAGTGTAACCATTCCTTCTGTTCTCATTATAAGTTGTCTCCAATCTTCAAGGTCCAATTCGTTTGCTTCATTCCCATATAGATAATCTCTTTTTGCTCCTCTTAACTTCTGTGGTTCATCACAACTAAACCAGTTAATTATTGAACCATTTGGTAGTTCATAATAACCATCTTGTTTATGCCATTTGGAGGGGTCATAAATCTCATACATCTCTAGCACTTGAATTAAATCTTTGAGGATTGAATTCTTAAGTGATGGTAATGTCTTTCTTACAATGGATAAAGTTTTCTTATCCTCCTTTAATAGTTTCTGAATCCACCACAATAAAGTATTGATTGTCTTTCCACTTCTTGAACCACCTTGTGCTACAACAATCCTCTTACCTTGTTCTTCGGCTTTAATGAGATGTTCGAATACTATTGATGTCTTTATTTTCACGGACAACATCTTTTTTGTGTCTGATTATTTGGAATGGACTTGTGGTGATATTATTTCGCCAAATGTTTTTGGTTATTTCATTTAGAAAATATTCATAAGTTGTTAGTTCATATCTGTCATTTGGGAAAAATGTGAAGTCCATTATGAAGTATGTGTATGTCTTTTTCTTGAAGGTTTCGGAAAATTCTAATTCAGAAATAAATTTCTTATCACAAATACTATAATCCAAGGCTTTGTTTATTGTTTGTTTAATACCCCAAAAAAAGTGTTTCAATTCTTGTGGACCATATTCATTATCTGCGAATAGATGTCCTCGTATTTGTAAGTAAATTGACTTATACGATGTTCTATCAATTGTTCCACCACTCACTTGAATTTCAGGATATTGAATTAACTCAAAGTATCTTCTTGGCATAGTTATTCTTTTCTAATTTCCATTTATATCCACCCGCTTCCGCTCTATGTCCTCTATAACACATTAAAATATTGTGGAAGGTTGGATAGTTTATCGCTTTACAGGCTTCAGTTGGACTATTGAATGATTGTATAAAATTATCATCCATATCATATTGGTTTATTACATACTCTGGTTCAAGTTTCCAAATGTATCCACCCCTACTATCAAACTTTGTTCTGTTATAAGTTCTCATAATATCAACATCAGGAATACCTGTGGCTCTTGATGCTTCTTGTCTATTTCTGTAATGTGCTATGTAGTTTCCATCAAGGTCATATTGAACTACATAGTGTGTCTGTAATTCTTCACCTGATATTCTCTTGTTCCCGAACTCAACATACTTTGGGTTCAATTCATAACCGATGAACTCTCTATTGAGTTCCTTACACGCTAAACCAGTTGTCCCTATTCCTGCGAATACATCTAAAACTATGTCCCCTTCATCTGTTAGTAAGTTGATAAAGTATGTGGGTAATTCTTTATGGAATGGTGCGGGGTGTTTGATGTGATTGTCCCTTGCTGCTCCTGCTGTTGAAAACCTGAATACATTATCTGGTCTTACTTTATCAGGAACATTTTTTACTTCAACAAACTCGTAAGTTCTTTGACCTTCTATGTTGTTCCCTTGTGGTTGTCTAACATTCCCCCTACTAAATCTATACTTCGTTTCTTCCTTTGTATCTTCTAATACTCTATCCATATAAAACTTCAATTCCTTCTGCTTCTTTACAAAATGAAATATAAACTCTGTGGTGTTCCTAAATCTTTTCGGTGCTCCATTAGGTATTCCATTTCTTTTGTGCCAAATATAAGTGTCGTATAGTTTTAATTTTGTTTCTTTATTGTTCCTTGAGATTAAATCGTAAATAAAGACATTCCTGACCCCATTAGAACAATTATCGTTTATGTTTAGTATGAAACTACCACTCGGTTTTAGAACCCTGTAAATGTCCTTAAAAAGGGGTATAATCCAATCCACATATTCATTAGGTTTTTTGATTGAAATGTTCTTACCATAATTCACAATATCCGCATAAGG